CAGAATCTGTGTTCTTTGATACTACTCAATTTCACAAACAAGAAAACCGCCCGCCTATTCTCGTCATCAAACTTTAAGTTTGTGGTTTGTTCAGGCCGGACGGTTTCGGCAAAGGGTTAGCTATTCCTTTGCCGTGTCTTATTTTATTTGGGTTGCAGGTTTTGGTAAAGATTCCTGTTGCGACCCGAATGTCTGATTTTTTTTGGGCGTATCTCAGTCCGGAATCACTCCGTTAGTGGGTTTGCGGTATTGAAAAACAGTTCATAAAAAAGGAAAAGGGGGGTATTCGTAAAGATTGGGTAACGCACCCAATCTTTACAAAGCTTCCCCCTTTTCCTTTTTTCCGCCCTATTTTCCTGCACGTACAACCCCCGAACGAAGCGATTCCGGACTGAGACACTTTAAAAAAAACAGCCATTCTAGCAGTTAACCCCCTTCGCTCCGCCCAAGCCATCCTGAGGTGTAGTGGCTGAATTTGTGATTTTGGTTTTATCAAACAAAATATTTGACTGAAGTCACATGGCGGTCGTCATATGGGGGTTCCTTCGCACCCAAAAAATCGACCGCGTAACGGTTTACTAAAACTTCATCGTCCTTAAACTTTTGGTGCTTTTTCCGGCAATATTTTCTGAACTCCGTTAAATTTGACGGCAAGAACCCGCAACCGTCTGCACCGTAAATGTAATCAACTTCAAACAAACTGTCTTTCCGGGCAAGCCGACCATCTTTAAGCCAGAACATAGGCTCGAAATAAAAAACTTTCGACGTGTCCGGGAACTTATGGAGACGGAGAACACGTGTGAAATCCCCGTTTTCATCTACAATTTTGATATATCTTGGTTTGTGAATCATGACATCCTCAGATTTAGTATTCAGAATATGATTTTAAAAAGAACTTTCTGCTTTACGACTCCGCCGCCGATTCCTTCAAACGGTTTTCCGCGCTCTTCAGTTGTCGTACATTAAATTTTATTAGGACTTTCCGCCCATTACGAGAACTTGGGGCTTGTCCGCTTTCGCGGACTGTGCCGCCTGTTCCGTCCTTTGCCGTTCGTCCTTGTAAGGATTGAAAGGCAACCCGTTTTTCACATATTCTTTACACATTATCTTTGTTATTTCTTTCAAGGGTGTTCCTTGATTTGAATAGCATGTGCAATCTGATTTTCCGCCGTCTATGCATCCGGCGATTTGCTCAAAGGTTTTTACTTGTCGGACTGTGTTATAAATAGGCTTGCTTTCGGGCTTTTCGGGCAAAGTCGGCACAAAGTCTTCAGGTTTCAGATTGTCGGAATGCTCAAAAGGCGCTGTTTCTGATGATGCCGTCTGCTCCGTCATCGTCTGCACAACGCTTTCTTTTTGCGCTTCCTGCTCAATCCGGCTGTCTGTGGCTTTGCTGTAAACTTGAAACATGCCGTAACTTTTCCAGCCTACAAACCCTACAACCGCAATCAACGCCCAAACCGCCCAAGGCACTTTTTTCTTGAACTTTTGGTGCCGGCTTGCGGATTTATAGTATTTGAAGGCTTCTTTAGGCGGTTTCCAATTTGCGGCTTCTACGCCGCTCACGCCTGCCGGATTGTCCAACGAGGTTACGCATTTATACCAATAATACTGTTTCATGCCGATTGCCTTGCGTTCAAGGTGTACATGCTTTGAAACAAGGTTGCGGACGAATATATCAAGTTGGCTCGGGTGCCGCGTCATCAAAATGACGGTATGCCCGTGATGGCGGAGTTCTGTCAGTTCCTGAATATAGGGCGGAACGGGACGGCCTGCCGCGCGTACCGGGTAAGTGTAGTGCGCTTCGCCAACAATCAGCACCGCGCCTTCCGGTATGACATCACGAAGCGGGGCGGACATGATTTGCCCTTCCGCCAGTTCGCGGGCATTGAATTTTCGTTTGTCCAATCCGTCGATATGGCAGAAATAAAGCGGCCGGTCTGCCTCCGTGCCGTCTTCCAATTCCATTTTGAACAATCCGTCTTCGTTGTTCAAAATCATAGAGACGACGCGGGGGGGTTTTGCCTGCCCCCATGTTTCCCGTAAACAGATAAATCATGTTTCTACCTCATCCCGGAAAGACAAACGTCAGTTTTTTGAATGCGTGCATACCAATGAAGAACGAGAATGCGCCGAACAGGCAGCCCAACCCCTGACCGAATCCCGAAATTAAAAGAAGGTTCAATATGTCGGAAGGCATGGAATTGATCGCATTTGCCGTGTAGCCTTTGAACTTTTCCAGTGCGGCGAGATACCCGGCATAGGTTACGAATGTCAGACCTGTTGCAAGGATGATTCTGACAATCAGCATTTTCAGAAGTATGCCTAAAAGTGGAATCAGGCCGGAAAGTAATGGCATTTATTCCCCCCCCAACGAACCGAAAACGACAAAAGCCGACATAATGATAAAGGCGAGCAGTACGGCAAACCGGATTTTTTCGGCAAACACGCACAACGGTTCATAGCTTGCCCGATATTGCCTGCCGAAAACATGAAAGGTTTTCGGCTGCGGACATACGCCGTTAGACGGTAAAAAGTTATGTGAAGACCATGTTTTATCGTCTGTAACCTGCGGTATGCTTATATCGTGAAACATGCGGTCCGAAGGTTTGCCCATCTCCTGACAGGCTAGGATTTCCGGAAAATAATCGCACGAAAGCCCGCCGTCTTCGCCTTCTTTCCTTTCTTTGCGATGCCTGCCGTTTGGGCGGTCCGGAACGGCCGGGGAATCGGGGCTTGTTCCGGGCTGTCCGTCCGTATCGGGATTTGCATCGGGATTCAAATCGGGGTCGGGTTCGGGATTGGGACGCGTGCCGGGGTTCTCATCGGGGTCCGGGTTGTTTGCGGGGTTTTCCGCGGGCGATACTTCGGGCGGCGGCTGTGCGTGAGGTGCTTCCGAGCTTCCAGGGGTTAAA